CCTTACTGTATACAATCCTAATGTAACAAATCCACAAAATTTAACACTTATCAATGGCCTATTATTTTATCAATAAAAATTAAATTAAAAATTGGTCTAATACTGGCAATCACTAAGACTTGCTACAAATCTATATTTTTTTATATTAAATAATAGATATGTTTTACATATATAAAAACATAGAAAACCTAAAAAAAACATAATGCCAAATTATAATAATGGTAAAATCTATAAAGTTGTATGTAATATCACTGGTGATCAATATATTGGGTCCACAGTACAATCATTATGTGTAAGAAAAGGAGGGCATGTCAGTGATTCTAAAAAAGAGATACAAAAATGTATGGTGAGTGAAATAATATTACGAGGAAATTATGATATGTGTTTAATTGAAAATTACCCCTGTGCAAATAAAGAAGAATTGCATAAGCGAGAGCGATATTATATTGAAAGCACACAATGCATAAATAAAAGAATTCCAACAAGAACTCCAAGGGAAAGATATTTAGATACAAGAGAACAGGTCATCGAGGATCGCAAAAAATATTATTGGAATAATAAAGATAAAAAAAAAGAATATGATGTTGCATATAGATCGCGGACTATAGAAATAAGGAAGCAAAAGAATGATAAAAGGTACCTAAAATTAAAAATATTAAAAGAATTACCATTTTATAATGCAAGTATTATCTGAGGTGTTGATAACATTTATTATAACATCAGGGATAGGCTTATTATTAGCAATTATTAAAACGCTATATCGTTCAAAATGTAAAACCGTGGAGTGCTGTGGAGTCTTAAAATGTGAGAGGGATATAGAGCATGAGGTTGAGTTAGACGAGAGAGATCCACCAAGTCCACGGCCAGAAAATAATACCAGCCAAAGGGTCTGATTTTGGTGACCAATTTTCCAATTAAACATTAGACACTCTACTATATACCAAAAAAATTTATAGATTTATATAGCTCATAAATTCTAATGGAGATTGCGATGCCTCAACAGTGGTATTTCTGCGACGACATTTGGGAGATCATAAAGGACTATATGGGTGTTGGTGGAGGCATTAAGCCATCCATCGCACTACGACTATCTAAATTTGGCGTATCGAGATTGGCACATACTCTATACATCGTCTACGACATAGGTGGAGTAATTAGAGCTACAGGCAGTACAGCACAACGAAAGGCACTATTAAAGGCGTTCTATACACAATACAGGCTATTGAATAGGCACCAGAAGGCAATAAAAAATGACTGCGCTGAGCGATATATAAACTCCATGAAGTTCTCTACCCCTGAGGATCTAACCATTGGTGAAGAGGTATTAGTATATAAAGAATGCTATATTGAGAGCCCTAGAAAGGTAGGCAAGGTCCACAGCATAGCCAATGCCCAATTTACTGTTAAGCTTAGAGATGGCACGTTAAAGATCGTTAAATCTAATAAATTCATAAGAAAAGATAAAGTTGAACACCATAGAACAATGGCGCTATTTGATTAAGATATAAGAACAATAATTTTAAATATATTTTTTTTTGATATATAATACTGTATACGGATTTTGGTAATTTATCTAACGTATTAAATATTAGATAAAATTAATAATTTATCTATGTTAAATAAATTATAGTAAATAAAAAAAATATATTGTAAAAATGCCTTAAATTGTTAAAATAGTCGTAAATATAAATTTATATTTACGACTATTTTAACAATTTAAGGCATTTTTACATTAAGTATTTATATAACATAGATATTTGAAAATCTTTTATCTGATTAAGATAAATATTTAATAATTATTTATCTGATATATATATTATTTTTATTTTACAGTAAATTTAATTTTTATTTTTTGCCTTAAATGGGGGCAAGTTCTTTGATCCTCGTATCTGCTGCTTTAATTTTATTTGAGATTTTAAATTTTTTTTATCTATTTCGCTTACTGTTAATGGTGTCTTTTTATTGACCCTTATAGTTGGCCTATACACAGGATACTCTTTATTACCTACGTCGGTCCATAGCTCCTTATACCATCGTTCTAAATCATACTCTTTATTATCATCCCTATAAGTCCCTCCTAGCTTCTTATACATCTTGACTATAAAGCCGCTTTTATAGGCGCTTGGCTTACTATATACAATATCTGCATACGCCTTTACGGCTTGATATAGATCTTTATTTATAGGCGTTGGCATCTTATATTATAATATTTTTTTTAAATTCATTATTTAATATTTTTATATTTTCTGATATAAGGGTAGAGTCTCCATATAATAAGAATGTAGTCAATAATATGTCCGATGGTATTAACCAATACAATAAGTCTTTTTCATTGCTATTATACATCATTTTCCAGTATCCTAGCCGCCGCTCTGTATCATGATGATCTATGTATGATTCGGCCCACCTCATACCAAAATCAAGATATGTTTTATTATTAAATATTGCCCTAAATCTTTTCTCAGGCAATGGGCTATTTATTACATTTATAATAAACAACATAGTTATAAAAGCCACTGCGTAGGCGTCGCCCTTTATCAGAATAATAATTATGTATTTAAATACAATAAAATATTTAATATAATGACAAATATATATATTACTGATTTTTTTCCAGAAGAATTTGCGGAAAAATCGCGACGCCTACGCAGTGGCATATATAATAATTTTTCCATTCGTGAAATATCATCAATTATAAACGAGATGGAGCAAAGTCCTGATGTGGTATATCTTGATGTTGTTGTGTCTAATATTAATAGTGGAAGTGCTTCTAATTATGCAAAAGTGTTTGCGGAATATAATGAGGCTAGAACTATACCATATTTATTTGATCCAAATGAGTATTATGGCGCTGTGGTTCAGTTTACCTTAGACAATACGGATACGCCATTATTGGAGGTCCAAATTGAGCCCGATCAATCTAATGCAAATTTGACCATTTATAATGTTGGATTATCTTATGGCGCGAGTAATATTGTAGTACCAATCACCTATGTGCCGCAAAATACCACCGCCGTTGAGCCATTGCCTCCAAGTGCATTTCCAAATGGTATACAAGACATTTCTACTGGATATTACAGTATTTTTTCATATAATTATTTTTGTCAATTGGTAAACACGGCATTTGCGACCGCATTGACTCAATTAATTGCATTAGCTCCAGCAATTCCAATTACTACAAATCCTCCATTTATTAAATTTGATCCAACGACGGATTTATTCAGTATAGAAGTTGATCCAATATTCAATCAAACTACCGCACCTACTCCAATTAATATATTAATGAATAATGCAATATATTATCTATTCTATTCATTTCCAGTATCTAGAGTCGCAATCGGAGCAAATACTTATTTTGAATTAATTGCGACCAATAATACAATTACCACAATACCGCCATCAACTAATACTATAATATTGCAGGAGCGAAATAGTACTAATTTATGGGATCAAATTTCATCTATTTGTATAACATCTCAGACAATCCCGATTGTAAGATCTCAAACTTTAGCCCCTGCCTTGTATTATGAGGGCGGCATAATCCGCGCCCCTAATAATTCACTGACTCAGCCCATCCTTCTAGAATTTTCAGTTCAAAATTCTGAATATAATAGATCAATTACATATAACCCAACTGCACAATATAAGACATTTTGTTTAAACAGTGACCCCCCTCTGTATAATTTTGATATCAAATTCTGGTATAGGTCCACTGTTGGAATCCTGAGGCCAATTGCTCTCAATTCTGGCGCCACAATGAGTGTTAAGATTGGCTTTTTTAAAAGAAAAGTCCATAGCCACCTAAAGCCATTAATTTAAATGTTATAATTAATTATTTTTTTTTTATTTATACTGCTTATAATATAATAAGCATTTTCAAGATGAGCCACGAAATCGAAGGTATTAAAATCACGGATAGTCGAATCAATGACTTGACCAATGATCTCACCTTTGGGGTGTATGACGGAGCCAGTCAAAGTACATATCAACAATTCCCATGGAACTCTGCGTCAAATTCATCACTTACCGCCAATATTCAGATTCCAAGCGAATCTATTGTATCAGATGCCAGAGTCCTCTGGAAATCTGATCTTAATTTAACTATTACCTGCGGTAATGTCCCAGCAGGAACTCAGGCATTCCAATATGGATTGACCGATTCCCTTAATTCTTATCCACTACAATCTCTAATTACCACTGCTTCACTCACAATTAACAATGCCACATCGTCCACTAACTATCAAGATATTTTACCATTTATTAAACTATTGGAGGATTGCGATTCTCTTGACAAAATGAACTCCACCTCGCCCGATTATGTTAACGAATATTGGGGAATGTATTCTGATGCCATCCTCACCAACTCTAACCCAATGGCATCATACAACGAGGCAAGTTATGATAATGCAAGAATTCCAAACGGCGCATACCCTGCAACAATTACAGTTCAGCACTTTGTTGGCGGGGTTCTTACTAACGCTTCTCTTATCTCAACCTCCACCACTGATACATGGACTATTTACATTACTTTTAGAGGACTAACTGAGCCATTTTTGGCATTAGCGCCATTTACCAACAAAGATTTTAACAAGGCTGGTTTACTTGGAGTAAACAACTTGGCAATGACTTTGAACGTCGATTCTGCATGCAAAAAGGTCTGGGCAACTGGAAATTCCTCAGTTAATGGCTCTGGTAATGGCTTAAGTAGTTATATTACCGCCGTTACATTAGGCAACCCCGCCAGTAATGGATTGGGCTTCACCAATGCCAGATTATTATTTAACTTCTTAACTTTGACTGATTTGCAATATTCTAAAGTATCTACTAGATCAGTTACAAATTATACAGATTATAGCCGTTACATCTCACCAAGTGCAAGTTCTCCAGTTGTCGCCGCTGGAGGTTCTGGCTCTGTAGCATTCCAAAACATTCAATTAAATCAAATTCCAAATCTACTAGTTTTCGGCCTTAGAGTTCCTATTGAGTCGCAAAACTGGGCATACACTGATTCATTCCTAAAAGTCAACTCAGTTTCAATTACTTTGAATAATACTTCCGGCATTATTGCAAGTGCCGATATAACCAATCTCTTCAATATGAGTATCGACAGTGGATCACATCAATCATTTTACTCATTCAATGGTCAAGCAAATGCCATTCAAAATGGTGCATCTGTTACGGTTCCTACTATGGGTTCCATGATGGTAATCAATCCAGCAAAATACCTATGCTTGAACCCTCTTTTGTCCAACTCTAGTATTGGACAATTTAACTTACAAATTACTATCTCTTCATTTACTAATCAATTCCCATTTTCAATTCAACCACAAGGCGTTATTATGTGCGTAAACTCAGGCTATTTTGTCACCGAGACTGGCTCCAGTAGCATCTTTACTGCAGTATTGGATAGACAAATCGTACTTGATACTAAACAAGAAGACGAGCACCACAGCGTTATTGATGAAGAATTATACAAACGAAGTGTTGGCGGTCGCCTTCACCGTGGCTCATCTGGGGTTTCTAAAATGGCCCGTATGATGGGCCGCAAGAAGGGGCACCGATCAGGAAGCGCACCAAGTGACGAGAGTGCGATGAACGTTTCAGGTCTTAAGAAGCTTTTAGGCAAGAAAAAAAAATAAATGTCATTGCATAGACAAAAACAATATAATTTAATATAATATTTTATTTTTTTATTATTTACATATACATATAAAGCACAGAAAAATGAGATCGGTATTATCGAATCAGCAATTGATTAATGAACTTAATGCGATAAAAGATGATTTTATCCAATCGCGCCCACACATGGCTATGAGTGTATTCAAGGCAACAAGGAGAGGTGACGGTCGGACTAATAAATATGATAATGCTGTAAGTCGTCCATTTTTTAAGAATGATAGAGGAGGGGGCTCTCCAGCATTTCAAAAACACCCATTAGGATATCAACCACCCGGCGGATCGACATTACACGCAGATCCCTTATTTTCTGGGGTTGTGGATAGACCTGTGCCAAAAAAAGAACGAAGAAAATATAATATTCTCCGCCCTATTACGCCAATTGCTGAAGCAGTGGGCTTAATTGAGCCTGATGATGATAGACCAGAGTTTGAGGGTACATTTGGTCCAATGCGTAGATATTTAAATAAAAAATCTAAAGGGGGCGCCATGTTAAAAGCACGATTGCCGCTAACTGGAGAATGTTCTGATTCCGAATCAGATTATGATGATGATGAGGGTGCTGGAGTCCTTAATGGTTATAGCTCTAGTGATGATGAAGATGATTATGACGATGGCGCTGGACTTGCCGACACTGCAAGGGCATCATATAAGGCTATGAACAAAAAAACAATGGAAGCAATTAAAAGACTTACGCCGTATGCAAGTGAAATTTCAAAAAAATTAACATCGCCAATGGCTATGAAAATTGGCACATCTGGACTTTCTATTCTTTTAATGGTATTGGCCGCGCAATATAGTGGCGGCACCGCATCAATTCTTGGAAAAGCAATACTTCCAGCAATCACCGCAAAAGTATTTCAGATTGCTGGTGATGTAAGTGACGGCGTTATGAGCTTGGCCACTGCAAAAAAAGAAGTTAAAAAGGCCGTAGATAGTGCCAAAGAAAGAATGGTGGAAACGCCATCTGAGGAGAGAACAGAAGTAACTTATAAAGCCGCTGACGAACCAGTAGGCGGCGAATTAAAAAGATTTGGCAAAAGAAAAGTACAACCTAAAGGTGGCAAGATTAATAAAATTGTTGGAACTAAACGAGGCGAAACTGTACGTGGGGCGCTAGTTGCCGAGTTGATGAAGAAGCACGGCATGAAATTGGGAGAGGCGAGTAAGTATGTTAAAGAACACGGCCTTTACTAAATGCGAGATTTAATAATATATCATTTTTTTTTTATTAATTTTGGTAAAGCTTTTTATAAAAGGTTATATATATAATAAAAGTATGGATAAACTAAATAAATCATCGCGAGAAATATATGATAAGCTATCTAAATCTTCACAGGATACATATGATAGGGCTATCAGTTTCTTAACTAGTGATTATGCCAAATTATTAGGAAAGAATGCACTAATTAGTATACTATCATTAATAATAATTGGCGGCGCTGCTGTGGCCAGTGCAAGGGGTGTAGAAAAATTACAATTGACCCTAGACGAAAATCAAATAAAAAAATCTCAATTATCTCGGATAATTGATCTTATACTTACCGCAAAAAATAGCACCGAGCCAACCGGATCAGATAAAAGACGAGGAGTTAAAATTGCTCGTGCGATGATACTCGATATTTTATCAAAATTAGGTGGAAAGTATAGTAAGGGAGGGGCGCTTGGTAATGGCTTTACCCAAAGCGACATTAAAAAGAAATTTAAAGAAGTATCAAAAAAAGTTTACGATTCAATAACATCAGATGAAGCTAAATCTCTTGGCAAAAATGCGTTAGTAACTATTATATTATTGACTATGGGCTATGGCGCTAGTAAACTTGCTTCTAAGTGGAATCAAAAAGGAGAATTACAACAATCCGCCAGAGATATTGAACACGATATAAAAATGAGAGATTTCAATCTTAAGTCTAAAGAATTAAAAGATATTAACGATGCAGCATTTGCCGAAAAAATTAAAAAAATAACAAATAAAAAAACAAAATATCCAATAGAATATGGCGCCGAATCCGACCCAGAAGAAGAGGAAGAATATTATGAAGTACAAACTACAAATCCTGCGATCGTAAACCCTACCGTTGCTAGGGGTCTGAAAGGTGGTAACTTAACCGCCCAAAATATTAAAGAATATTTACATAGGATTGCGACAAGTAAAGAGGCAAAAGTATTAGGAGCTACAGCATTAGCGGCTTTAATTATGGCTGGATTAGGAATTGCTGCATATAAGGCCAACGCCATCGCTACGGATGATGATTTTATAAAAAGCCAAAGGAATGTAGCAAGGTTAAAGGCAGTTTTAAAGGTCGCAAAAGAGAAACATACAATGCCAATAAAAAATGCATCAGCGGTCGTTGATATATTAGAAGAAGAACTAGAGGCGCAAATGAGACAGGCTACTAAACCTGATACATTTGAAGAAGAAGATGAAGAGGAACTCCAACATAAATTAAATATACCATTATCGACATTATCGTCAAATAAGACAATCTCGGAATTAGAAGAAATGTACAAAAAAATAGAATCTGATACTATGACAAAACAAATAGCAGAAAAGGCGGCTACTGGACTAGTTGATAACTTTATAAAAACTGAAATTAAAAATGTAACAGTTGGTAATGGATTAAAAGGTGGAGGATTTAACGATGATGTTAAAAAGGCAAAAGACAAAATTTATAAAATTATTACAAACCCAAAAGCAAAAGCAATGGGGATTGCTGCATTATCTACTTTAATATTAACGGCATTGGGTGGGTTAGGATATAATATGATAAAAACCCATGAAGATAAATTTCACGATATAGAAAAAGATGCAGCTAGTATTTCTAGAACTAACAAATTTATTAAAGAACTGGAATCTGCATGGGAGCCAGAATATAAGGAAGGGGAAAGAGCTACTCATTTTGTAGGAATGGGCCTAAAAGAAGATACTCAAAAAGGATTAGAGAGGGCATCTAAAAAAATTGCAGATTTAATTCAATATGCAAGAGATCTAAATTTAGATAAGGCCGCATTATTTTCATTAATAACATTTTTATTAGGCGGGGTTGGATATGGTGGATTTAAATATATTAGTGGAAAGGCCAGAGAATCTGAACCAATTGGGTATATTCCCGAGGATGAAGTAAGACAGGCTTTAGAGGATTTTGCGACTGGAAAGCATAGATTGACCGAAAGGATCAAAGCCGACACTAAAGATGCAAATTTACCATGGGGCGGTCTTGGTTTAAATAAAAAGATCATCGGGGGTGCAAACCCATTTGGAGAATATGCAAAGAAGAAAGAAGAGGCCGAAAAGAACGCTAAGCCAATTGCCAAAAAAATTACAGATTGGATATATTCCGACGAGGCCAAATTAATTGGAAAAGCTGGGCTTCAATATACGATTTTAGCGGCATTGGGACTTTTAACTGCATATGCTGGGAAAAAAGCGGGAGAGGCCGCAATAAGTGCAATTCCTAAAGATAGGACTAAAGTAAATGATCCCGAAGCTATAATGAAAGGATTAAAACATGCACCAACTGGTGATATTGAAGAAGTGGAAAAGCTACAACGCCAAAAAGCAACCGATGAGCGAATAAGATCGGCATTTAAAGAATCATCCCCAAAATCCGATGAAATATTAAACTTAAAAAGATTTGCTCTTGAAAATCCAAAAAATAAAGCAGTTCAACTATACTTAAAAGAGAAGGGATATGATCAACCACTTTCTGAAGATATTATGAGAATGGACCCAAGGTTAGCAACCTTATTTAATTTAAAAGCCGATAAACCGACAAAGCAACAAGTTCATAAATATTACCCCGATACGTTTTCAAAGTTTAAAGATTTATATAATTTAGGAAAGGAGTTTCAAACCGCTAAATATCTAAGAGAGGCCGAGAGTGGTAACCAAACACTCGGAGATGCAAAGAAAAAAGAAGAGGAATCAAAAGAAGATTTTAAACATCTTAAAGAGTTTGTCGACAAGAATTTACCAAAGGAGGCTGGTAGTGATATAGATGTCGCAATAAAGGCTTTAGAGGAGGTAGAACAAAATCGGCCTAACTTAACTCCAAGTATTAGAACAGGAGCAGTTAGTAAAGTCAAAGATATAGCTAAAAGATTTAGTGGCGGTCCTCAGGGATCATTAGTATTTTCAAAACCCAAAGTAGCAGAGGCCAAAGTAGAACTCCCCACTGATGGCCCAAAAAAAGAGAGAAAGCCGAGACATAGTCTTGCTCGCATACTTGCTGAAGTTGAGGCACATGAAGAAGAAGGTGACAGAGGTGACGGACTTAAAGAAAATATGAAAGATTTTGGTAAGGCTAGTGCAAAAAAAATAAATGAAGTTGGTAATGCCATATATAAGATAATTTCATCAAATGAAGTAAAAGGGGTAGCTGGAGGAGTTACTGCAGGTCTAATTGTATCAATATTAAGTATGTTGATGCATGAAAAAAGACAAGAAACATTAGCGGCTAGAAAGGAGGCTGCGAGACGAGCCACAAGGCCACGCATTCCAGCACCCAACCGACCAGCCCCACCTCCACCATCAAGGGGAGATAATGAATTTAATCCATTTGC